ACAGCGTTGTAATTGTCAAGCTGGCAAACCAGTTTTACAGCGTTGAGAAATAAAATTCAATAAATTTCAGAATGCAAATCATCGTAGCCGATCGTAATGGCCTCAATCCCAACTGAAGCAAGAGCGGTATTGATCTTAGCACTCATAGCGTTGTACAACCCACGACCATGTTGGAAGGCAAATCGTAGAGCATCAACACAATTGTCACGCGTCATGGCCTGATGGTCTCCGGAACGACGTATCCAGTTGGTTAACTCGTTTGGAACAGATTTGTCGATGGGCGAATGCCAGATGGGTCCGCGTGTGCACTTTCGAAATCCACGTTTGAGGAACTGTAGCTCACACAGAGCCTCGCCAGGCACAACCCCGTCGTCCTTGTGGGCACCAGTGAGAGTCATACCGTACTTGGCAAGCTCGACAGCCACGGTGCACCTGTTGAACACTGGGAAGAACTCCGGTGAAACGCTAACGATGTTATCATCACCGTACATCTTGGCGCGCACGTTGTTGCGAAAAGCCTCGTGAGAAATCGGTTTACCGTGCTGGCGCATAATGCCTCTCCACGCAATGAACAAATTGATGTAGTTTGCAATTGTGTTAATAATAGACGTGGCAGGATTTCCAGAAGGGTGCCCAACAACGGTCAGAAATTGCGACCCACGCATAAGATGCACAGTGAATGCAAGCTCGTGAAAGAGCGTACGTCGTTCAACATAGAGGTCGTCGTCGTACCAACGTGTGATGATGTCCGCAATTTCAAGAAGAGTTGTCGAATGTATTGACCCGTCGAAGTTGGAATAGTCAGAATCAAAACCATGGTCGGAAACTTCAGCGAGGTAATCGTATAATAGCGTCCACTCGCTTGATTCAGGGTTGATTCCGACCGCCGAAAAGAAATTGTTATGATTGGCATAAAACTGTGAACAGAACTCGCCACATAATTCCCGAAACACGATGGTGTAGTCAACGGGGCCAATCGTAATGATCCGATTCTTTCCAGCAACGATTTTGGCGAATGGACGCTTTTCGTCTTTGAACACGTCGACCCACACAGATTGAACTCTCTCACCTTGTGACAGCATTGCACGACGTTCATTAACGTTGTTCCGAAGGTCAGCGTCGGCGATCTCACGCACTTGAGACGGAGTAAACAACCAAGCCTTACCACTGGCTGCAACCTTAAGATACGGA